AGTCCTCAATCATTCTCAACTGGTTGAGACCCTTGATTGCCTTATGTAAGTATGAAAGTGTAATCTTTTTATTACGATCTACCAGACCTGAATGAACATATGTAATAGAATCCTTAGCAATCTTTATTCCTTTACCTGCTACTGTACCAAACTTCTGTGCTACTCCTTGAGGATAGTAGGTATAGAATTCTGTAATCTTACTATCTTTTTGAACTTCTCCATTATCTTTACCTGCATTAGGTAAAGCCATGGCACCTCTTTCTTTATCATTAGGTTTTACTCTCATCAACTTTATCTTGAGAGCATCAATATATCTAATTTCTTTTATACCTTCATCAGGCTTCTTTAGGTCAATTACTTTATGATAGTAAAGTCTACCGTCTGTATACCAGTTTCTAAAAATCTCGTGAGACTTCTTATCAAATTCTAATAAGTCCTTTACAACTTTGAACTCTTCTCTTATAATCTTCTTTAGATTATCACCAACTTGTAAATTGTCTAGGTCTATTTCTACAGGACTATCGTTCAGATCACTAACGATTGCTTCATTTACTACATGTTCAATAGCAGTATCACACTCAGGGTGTAATGCCATATCACGATAACGTTTTATTATGTCAAACTCTGTACGGAATACTCCTTCAATATCAACATACTGCCCATAAAAACCTGACGAAAGGAAATAATCAGCACCGTCCTCCTTATTAGGTGGAACTGGACTGACTATACCTTTCGACTTCTTTTCATCGTCGCTGATAGAGAAACCAAAAAGCTTGGCCATAATATTATTTTAACCTATACTGTATTTATTATACCACAGAACCAGCATTTGCACCGTTATATGCAGTCCAGTACTGTACTTGTAATGTTACTTGGAACTCTTCGATAGCATCTGGTTGATCATAACTCAACTCAATACCACCAACTGCACTTGGCCAACATCCTACCATCTGGTAACGACGTAGTACAGGCAGTGTAGCAGGGTTATCTTTACCTGCAACGTTTAGTTCTGTTTGTGCTCTACCTAATTGGTTTACAGTCCAATCTGAGAAGTAGCTGCTAGGATTGATTGTACCAGATCCGTCAGATACTTTTACGATGAAATTAGCCCATCTCTCAAATGCTTCTCTTAGTTTGAAGTCACCGTCATTTACAACAGTAATTACCCAAGGATCGAATCTACGATCACCTGCTACTTTGAGTTGACGACCACGGAAAGGTACTACTACTTCAGCAACGTTAGATGCTGGTAACTGTGCCCCCTTGATCAACATACGGTATGTTGTGTCTTCGATCTCATCATCGAATATACCTACCCCAGATGGAAAGTTTAGCTCAACCTCAAATAGATTAGGACGAGCACCACCACTAACCAGTCTGGACTTGAAAGAATCTATAGATCTCTCGTTATTAGGTATAGAAAAAATGTTCCTATCTAATGCCATGGTTTGAGTTCTCCTTATACAGTACCTACAACTTCACTGAAGGATACTCCAGTGCGTGTGGCGACAAATGTTAGACCGATAAAGTTGATCGATCTTGCTGGCTTAATGAATATATCAGCGATAAATTCATTCCGATCAATAACATCAGGGGTGTTATTGGTCTCATCACAAACAAGCAAGAAGTCGGTTATACCTCGTTTTGCTTGTACATCCCTTAGGAATGGTTCAACAATGTTCACGAAGTTACTTCGTGTACCTGCATCGTTGAGTTCAAAGAGTTGTGCTTTAGCAGCATTTTCAATTGCCTTTTCAACTGTAATGAATAATCTTCTTACGTTGATTCTATCGAAAGCACTCTCATAAGAAAGACCAGTCTTATCACCAAATAGGATAATTCCAGATCCAGGTTGTGAGATTATTGGATTGATCCGATCAGAATAGAGTTGATCTCTTGCATCTTGACCAGGATTGAATGCTAATTTGATTGCAAAGTTAATACCACCTCGTACTTGTCCAGCAGGTGAGAACCAAGGGTAGTTATCCCTATCAGTTCTAACACATAGACCAGCAACGTCAGAAGAAGTTGGCATCCAAACAAACTTCTTATTGAATCTATCGTACACGTACTGATAACCAGCATCGAAGATAGCGTATGATGAAGATGTTATAGGACCGAAGAACTCAAGTGCATTCTTCAGTTGATCAGCAGAATCAGTCACATTTACAAGTGATGCTCTGTTTGGTGAAATGAACGTAATGCAATCTTTACGTCCTTCACAAATCTGTATGAGCTTGTTAGCTTTCGCTTGCTCTTCTTCTTTTGATCGATATGCACTACCTTGTAGTAAGAAGCGAATATCACTGTCTACAGGATCTGCAAACTTATCATATGCTGTGAGTATGTCACCTAATGGTGCATTGAATACTCCGATTCCTGTATAATCAAGTCCACCAGTTAGATCGTATGCTTGATTACCGATTGAACTAAACTTGACATTCTTAGAGTCTTGACCCCATGCTGCACCGTTTGTTGTAACAGGAGTAAATCCACTAGAGAATCCAGATGCTATTGAATCTGTACTCCAATGAGCATCAGCACCACTTGTTAGTGAAGCACCTGCCCAAAGGTTCTCTGAATTATTTGCTAAGAAATCTTTATAATATATTGACCTTCCACCTGACTGTTGAGCATCCTTTGCCTTAGAAAGGTTAGGGTGCTTCTCAAGTATAGATCCCACATCACCAGTAACAGAACCACCAGCGTCAATGACTACAACGTGAATCGCATCATTGTCACCATCACGGTTTGATACGTAGTTGTTTACTTGTGGTCTGTTCAGAACTGCCTTCCAAGGAAGAGTAACTAAATCAGTACCACCATCAGCAACACTCGTCAGAATGTTTTGTGAGTTGTACCAATCAGCAGTTACTATTGTTGTAGATGCTGATGCAGTAGTACTACCACTTGAATTCACAAAGTTTAGTAAACTACCAGTCTTGAATTCTTTCTGCGAGTTACGAGTATAATCAACTAATGTCTCAGTTCCATCCTCTGCTACTGTACTTACCACTCTGACATCTACTGTTGTAGAAGTCTTACCAGTAACAATACCTTTCAGGATACCAGTTGCAGGTGTAACTGTACCAACACCAATCGTTTGACCAGTTAGATGTTGAGTAACACCATAACCTACACTAACGTTACTTATTGAACCGCTAGTAAATGTCGGTGTTAGTATCTGGTCTGCATAGTTATCAATAACAGCAACTTTCAAGTCATTTGCAAACGATCCAGGGTTCTTCGCAGCAAAGTACCAATTTACATCATCAGCATGATTGTTATTATAATCATCTGTATTTTCTATAACCAAAGGAGTTGTGTATGCAACACCAACCCCTGCGTTCGGGTTCTTGAGATCTCCTCCAGCAGATCGAACAACATCTAACTTACCACCGTAAGATAGAAAATTGCTCGCTGCATTAAAAGTCTCGTAATGGAAGTCAGTGGTTCCCACCCCTGGCTCACCAAACACGTCCACTAGCTCTTTTTCGCTATTGATTCGTGTAATTTCATTTACAGGACCTTTCCTAAAAGGACCGACAAAACCCCCAACGACGTTGATACTAAAATCCACGCCACCACGAGTTAGGTCAACCTCTTTTATTGAAATCCCTGGAGATGCTAATCGAAGTGCCATTCTAACTCCCTACTGTCCCTGAATTGACTATAGATTATTTATCGAAAACCGTATCTTGCGGGGATTCTCGCAGACTAAACGTGATATTCCCACATGAAGGATCTGTCTCCATACTCATCAGACTTCCATACATCACCATTACTATCAACAACTTCTTCTTCCAAATCATCAAACCCATCTGATACGAATCCAAATGGTGCCATGTCTTGTTCTATCGCATTCTTTTGCTCTTCATATATACGTTTTCTTACGTCCTGATCAGTCATCTCCTTGAAATAATCTTGTGCAACTAACCATGCAAATATAACCAAACACATTGCTAGGTCATCATTACATCCTTCCTCTGCCTCAAAAGATTGTTTCTTCTGAATGAAAGTAGTAAGTTCACTTATGATATTATAATCCATGAAAGTAAGTTTATCTTCTTCCACTAAAGTCTTCAGGTTAGAACATCCAAGTTTCTTAGTAACCTGACTCATCTTAACACCCAGTTGAGTTTTTACTCCAGAGAATCCAGATCCAACTATTTGCCCAGCTCTACCTCTCATAGCAACCATCAATAGATTCTCATACTCAAGATCGTAGAATAATATAGATGCTACTTGATCTCCAATATCATTTACCTCACATAGTACATATGCATTATTATATGCCTTACCAACTTCTTCTATGATAGAAGGGAATAGCATAGGTTTTACTTCATTATCTCTATACGTTGCTACAATCTTATATGGAAACTCTGTAATGTCAGCCACTATAAAGGCACTATAATCCTTCGAGATACCTCTTGCCACATCAACAGTTATAATATAATCCCTTCCTTTGAATGGTCTTTCGTATATTGAAATCTTACCATTCTGTTCTACAGGTTGTTCATATACCATTGCTTTCAGCTTAGCTGCTGATATCAATGTATCAACAGATCCTAAGAACTCACATTCAAACTCAATAGCAAACTGCTGTTTACTTGTGTTCCTAATAGTTTGTTCTTTCCACTTAGCATCCCTACCAGGAACCTCAGACCAATGTACCTCTGTTGGAGTGTACTCATTCTGCCCACGTTCAGCATCATGCCACATTCTATAGAAGTGGTTCATACCATG